GCAACTTTGGGTGCTTCGGCTGCTGCTGTCCTAGCCTCTTTCGGTGCAGTCTTAGCAGCCAGCTTTGCAGCATCTTCCAGTATCTTTGCTTCGGCTGCGGTTCTCTGTGCTGCTGATTTGGCAAGGATTTCTCTAATTCTCCCGATAAACTTAGCAGATAGCTTGAAGGGTAATGCCAACAGTTTAGTTACCAGTTCCTCGGTCTTTACTAATGGCCACAGAACCTTGGCCTCTAATGGTGTGCCAGCAGCAGCTATTCTACTTGGCATAGGGGCTGCCGCCCAGAAGGGAAGTTCAAATGGTAAACCTTTTGCTCCCAGCTTCTCAAACTCTTCTTTTCTCGGCCCTTTCCCCCATTCGGGATATACTTGTGGGCCAGCCATAGCCCAATGAGTTAAAGTACCTACTGTAGATGGTGTTTCGGCTGCTCTCTCAAAGAAACTGCCTATACTCCCAGGGTCTCCAGGAACAGGGCGTTTCCCTCCACCTGTATGCTTCCAAGGGACAGGGTTTAATTCTCTGTGGGCAATGTTATAGAGGTTAGGCAGATTCATCCTGCCCTCTTCAAGTTCTCGCAGGAACATATCCTGTCTGCCCTTATCGAGGCTCTTAAACCATCGGCTGCCCTCTGCTTTTTGCTCAGGGGTTAATACACCATCAGGCATCTATCATCTCCTGCTTGGTATTGCAGTTCTGGTAGGTTGAGGTGCTCCCCAACTAGGCCACTTCTTCGACATTCTGGCTAAATAATCAGCAGAACTTTCTCCACCGTACTCCTGCCAGCCTAATATCTGCTGCTGCTGAGTAGGAGTCATTCTAGCCCAAGTTCCTGCCTGCGGGGTCTGCTCTGGCATACCAGCAGCTCTTAACTGCTGCGAGGGTTCACCAGCCCACCATTGCTCGGCAGCACCAGTTGTAGGACTAATTCTCCCAACACCAGCCTGCATACCAGACTGAGCTGCTCCCCAGGGCTGTGCAGTTCCGCCAAATGCTCCCCATCCAGCTTCTTGGGTTGTCTCGTATTCTGGTGCTCTGCCTGTATATTGTGCCATCCAGTCAGGCGGTGTTGGCTCTACACCCCCAACTAACTTAGAATACTTAGCCCACTCCTTCGGCCCACTGAGAGAGGCTGCGAACTGTGCCCATGAAAGCTGGTCTTGCTTGGCTTGGCGTTCCCAATCCAGAGCCAGTTGCTTTGTCTGGAGGTCTATACTTCTCTGTTCCCATGCAGTTAGTTTGTCAGGCTTCTCTTTGTAGGGATAGTCCTTGATAATCTCGCCAGTGTCAAGGTCAACAAGCTGCCACCCCTGCGGTGTGTTCATTACATCGGTTCGGCGTTGCTTCTTTAGTGCAGGTAGGTCAATGTGCTTTAGTTCGCCAGTATCTTCGTTATACTCAAGCAAAAGGTCTCCATGTTGTATTAGTTGAACATTACGTTTCTGTGGCTGCTCTGGCAGTCCAGGAGCAAGTTCATATTTACCAGTTTGGGGATTCCATGAGTAAGGTTTTCCCCCTACCCAAGTAGGTTCAGGTGCAGTTCCAGGCAATCCCGCAAATGGTTTGGCAGTAGCAGTAGTAGGGTCAAGAAGATATACCTGCCCATTGGGGGCTGTGTAGGTAACAGGTTTATCACCTTCTCTTAGTATCCCCCCAGATGCGATTTCATAATAGGCACCGTTCCATATCAGGAATACCACATAACCTTCTCTTTTCTCAATTTTCCATTCTTCCCCACCTGGCGGAGGAGGCGTTGGGCTTACCCCACTAGCAGCCGCAGCTGCTCCCTCTTCAAACGGGTCTGGTGTTACTGGTTTAACGGGTGTTACTGGCTTATCACCGTTGGACATTCTGCACCTCCCTTAAAGGCTTAATCTTCTTAATGTCTTTACTAGCCTCACTCATTTCCCTGGCTGCTTCGGCGATTGCCTCATTTAGAAAGTTGTCTGGTTTCTTTTTCATCTCACTACTCCTGGTTTTCTATTGCAGGCTTGATTGCCTCAAGACATTCCAGCAGCATCTCATCTTCCCAAGGCGCTAACGGTTTTTTAAAAGCTCCAAACTCTATACCGTCAAACGAACCATCAGGATTCCAATAAAAACGAGTAGGCACATTTACTTCTATAATCTGCCTATAATCTGTTTTGGGTTTAAGCGCTTTTACTTGTATCATCTTGATACTCCTGGCTGGACTGGCGGTTGAAACGGCTGCTCCATCCCACCTGCCATCAGCTTCCGTGGCTCATAGGCTCTACCGCCTTCAGGGCTGGGCAGACCCTGCCCCTTAGCCATTAAATCCTGTATGGCACTTTCCAGCCCGAAGTCCTTTATTGCTTCCATTGCCAGAGCCTGTAGTGCTGGCGGGCTTGACAAAATCAAATCTCTCAGTATGCCCTTCCTCAGTGGCGGACTTGGGGACTTGAGGAACTTCTCGTGGAAGAACGGCATGTCAACCACCCCACGAGAGTAAAGCTCAGCTCCAAGCATGATAAACTCCCTATCTCTCAGTGGGTCCATGGTCTCCAGAGTTACCTTGCAGAGATAGTGACCTTTGATATTGCTGGGCTTAATGGTCTTGGAGGCATCATAGAATATCGGGAATGGCTCATTGATTTTAGTCTCAATAAGTTGAGCGCATCTTCCCAGCAGCCTTGACAGCAGAGCCTCTACTCCGTTCTGAGGCGCATCGAAGTGCTTGGCGGCCCCATACATGTGCAGTCTAGTATCATAACCGCTCTGCAGCCCCGGCATCCTCATACCTGAGATAATGTCTGAGTAGGTAGCAGTTTGTATTTCCTCATCTAATTGCGCCAACCTCATGGCAGCATCGGGGTTAAGCCTACCCTGCTCCAGAAGTATGAAGTCCTCTTTGATATTATCTGTCTCGGTTACACCACCTAGTTCCAAGTTCCACTCAACACTAGCACCTCGCCTCTTAACTCTCTGAGGAAATATATTTTGTCTCAGTGATATGTCGTAAGAGGTTTTAAGGGAAGCCTGCTGCTTGATAGCGGCAATAGCAGGCCACAGAATACCTATCGTCTTGTCCTCTATTTTGCCATCTGGGGAGTACTTTCCATATCCAGAGTAGGCAATCTCGTAGGGTATAAATCCATAAGGATTAGGGATGCGATGAATCTCCTGGTCTTTTACAATACACACATACTCACCTATATCCGTGTATTCAATCCACCTGAATAGTCTATACATCTCCTCCTCGGAACACTCCCAGGTAGGCCATGAGTCTTTAATATCGCTCCCAAACCTCTCGTATGACTCAATAACAAATCGTGGTCTCCGTGCAGTATCTGGGAAGATAGTAGTTGGGTCTGGAGTTTCAAGCAGGATAGTGTTGTATTCCCTGATGTCTTTCTGATAACCCTCTCTTAATTTAACCGACCCTCCATCTCCAATGTCATATTTCTTAAGATACAGAGAACTGTCCCAACAAATCTTACCTACAGTCATGCCGTAGGTCATAATGTTCTTAACAATCTCCCTGAGTGGAGGCATCTGAGCGTCTACGTGCCATTTCCATAACTGACTCTGGTAGTAGTCTGTCAAAATGCCTGCGTCTTCCTGGGCATCAGCGCTGTCCTTGCGGGGCTTTACTTCGACTGTGGGTTTATCAATCACTATCTGGTCTGTGGCGTTCTCCACGATTGCCCAGCCTGTTGGGGGGATATAGGAATATTTCTCAAAGTCTTTGGGGACAGCAACCGCAAACTGGAGATTACGGACTTCAGCCTGCTCTTTCATCCTGGTATTGCGAGCACCATAGATGTCAGTCCTGAGCTTTGATTCCAGTTTGATTATATCTTCTGTATTCATGCTGCCCCCTTAAAAAGCAAAAGGCGAGCCTTTATAAGCTCGCCTATTTAGTTTAGTTCGGCAGGAACTAGCTAGAACTTAAAGCGTTCTCGACTCACTACCATCATGTATTTTTACCTTAGCTGGCTCCCTTTCGTGAACATATACAGTGAACGATTGTTCACCAAAACGGTACAACCTTATTTTACAAATTATTATCTCCACCAGTTTAGTCTCTTTTTCTGTTAATGTCAAGCGTTCACCAATTATAGACATTCGTTCTCTGTCTCCTCTCCTGCTTGGTTGGGAGAGAATAACCAAACAGGTCAACCAATCCATAAATCACTGCTTTAATCGCATGGTTATTCTTGTCCTCTGGCGTTGTACCTACAACAACCCCAGTCCTATCTGTTTTCCAGCAGTAGGGGGCAATCTGTTTTGTTTCGGGATTAAGGCAGCCTCCAAACTCAGAGATTAAACCCTGACAGCGATAATCAATTAGAATCTTGGGCTGCCCCATGATAGGGTCTGGTTTCAGAAAAGCCTTTAATCTCTCAATACCTTCATTTATTCCTACTTTCTGGGAGGTCAGGTATTTCCCTGCTGCCTTCTGCCATGTTTCCTTTACACTTTCCTGTGCCTGATGCTGCTTGGCAGCAATATCTACCACGCCATAAGATACTGAAGGCCACCAGGGTTTACCCTTGCAAATATCAATAACCTCCTCGGTAACAAGTCCCTGCTTAAACACTTCGTCTACGACATAGAGGCGGTTATCCTTTTTCTGAACTGTCTCTACGGCATAAGCACCTGCATAGCCAGGGTCTATCAATGGGTAACTGGGTAAGTTGGGGTCGAAGGGATATTCTCCCACGTGCAGTTCCATGCGGAAGTCCTTAAACACAAGTCCTGAAGGCGGGCAGGGTTCTCCGCCCATTCTTTCCATGAACCACTCATGTGAGTTCTCGTTCTCAAGTCGTTTAATCTCAGGGTCTTCTCTGCCTCCAGGGTACAGTATCGTGTTTGTCCACGAAGGCAGTATGAAACTCCTGCCGCCATCGGTATTTGAAATAGACCATTGTTTAATCTTCTCAACCCACCAGCCAAGGCTAAATTCCATCGTGCCGTTCATGAATACCCATGCCCTCTTAGGCGAGGCTCTCTCCGATACTCTCTTGTAGGCTTCCCAACTCACGAGCCCGCCTTCGCAAACCATAATGCCGTTCGGAGCTTCTTTGTGCAGGTCTCTATAGTCCTGGGCGCTCTTGGTCTTAAATGTGGTTCCGTCTATAAGAATTATCTGTCCAGGGTCAACTCTGGCAGAATTGCTTTGCAGGAAACCATCTTTAGCGGCAAACTCGCAGAGGTAGGCAAACTCTTGGCTGGTATCATCGTATTTATCGGCCACCAACCAGTAAAGCAGCGGCTCAGTCTTTCCATACTTCAATCTGTCAAGGTAATAGTGCGCCCAACCATAGAGAGAGGTGCAGTAGCTCTTGCCAGACTGTATCCCTCCAGATACCTGATTGAAGCGAGCCTGAGACAGCAATATAGGCCACTGCTCAGGATGCGGTCTGACACCAAGGTGCTGACAGGTATACTCTACAGTGCCTTCTATAGTGTTCCTATCCAGGGTCAGTTCAGCCAATCCAATCTTCCTTTTCTGAATCCCATTTCTTATGATAAAGTTCTTTCATCACGAAGGCAAGCCAGAGTTGTTCATAAGATTTATATTCCCTCAACCTGTAGTCACCGAGTTTTGAGATACAATCAATCTCTACAAACAAATTAAAGTCAAAGTGGAGCTCCCCCAAATCATCATCCTTTAAGGGTAACACCATCGCCTGCAGCTGGTCTTGGCGGGGAAGCCATACTTGAGTAAAAGTTTGGAGTTTCTGTATCTCCTCTGCCCTCGCACATTGCTTGATGTAGGTTTCGCCAGTGTCCATTATGGTTTATCTCCTTCCTTCCAGATATGAGGAACTGGTTGAATGACTATTTCGGCTTTGGTGCCGCACCGAGGGCAATTAGATACAATAACCCGATAAGGCGACCTTACTCTTTCAAACTTATAATCGCATTTAGGGCAGCGATACGAGTAGATGGGCATATCAATCACCTTCGTATTCGGGAGAACATCCCACTATATCGGCTATCCCTATGCCCTTATCCATGCAGGTGTGATGAGAAAAGAGCACAAGGTCACTAACTCCCAATATTATATTATCCCCAGCGTTCTGCCTTAAAATACCTAACTCGTGTTCATCAGGCATAGCATATATCCTTACACTATCAGCTACTAATTCAGAGTCAACGCTTAAGTCCTCTTCGTCCCATATCTCGCCACACCTGCGGCACTTATAACTGTAAGCTCTTAGTTTCATCTCAGTTACTCCTGAATCCCTGTTGCCCAGGCAGGATTATCTGTGGCTTTATTATCTTAGACTGTGGAGGTCTCTGCATCTGAATGTGGGGCAGGATATAGCACAGGTCGTCAACCATGTTCTCGTGGTAGACACAGAATCCATGAAGCTGTCTACCTGGAAGCTGGTCTATCACCTTGTGGGTGCAGCGGGGGAAAGGACAATTTGCCATTATTTTACCTCCTCTGGTATAGGTATATCATATTGAATAATAAGAGAATGTCCACAGTCACACGAACCTCTTGAGATAGATAAGGGTTTTGCTAGAATAACCATCTTATTATGGCATGTGGGACAATCAAGTGTAACCAATACCATCATTTTTTTACCTCCCGTAACATCTTAGCAATAATTACAAATGCTGTAAATGCACAGTCTTCTTCTTTCCACCAGGCGCACTTATCTTTTATGCATTCAACCAATAGGCTTCTACCATTCCAATTAGGCTGGATTGCTATTACGGAATTGCCTAGAGAAAGTAGTGGACACTCTGCCATTATTTTACCTCCTTGGTATAAGGTTTTACACTAACATCGATGTAAAGCGGGATAAACCTACTCAATAGTCTGGTAAACCAGTTCGCAGTCTTAATCTTAACCACTAACTGCTGCCATTCGTTTGGCTGCACCCATACACTATATTCTAATACTCCAGTATAACTCCACTTCATTTATCCTACCCTCCTATGCTTTCAGGTTTGGTTCTAAAGGACTTCTGCCATCACTCCTCCGTTAGTCGCCAGGCAATAATTGGTATAGAGCAGTCCTCCTCATCGAATGCTTTGTGAGGGATAACTAACCAGAAGGCACATTCTCCCTTTATGCACTCAACTAATTTACTTTCACCATTCCAATCAGGTCTTAGTGCCAGTACAGCATTACCAATAGAAAGCAGTGGGCACTTCATTCTTTAACCTCCTTTAGTTTATAGAGTGCCATCTTAGCTAGCCGTGAAGGTCTGCACTTACCAAGTTCCCATCTTGAGATTGTAGCTATGCCCATGCCAAGCAGCACAGCAAACGCCTGTTGGGACATCTGTAGTTTAAGACGCAGTGATTTAATTTCTTCTGGGGCCATTATCACCTACATTGATTTTAGTATGATGGCAGCTACTCCTGCCGTCAATCCTGAATCCAGATTGCTTGTCTGGCAGTAGTGTCCCCACCTGGAGCAGGGTTCGGCACGCAGGCGCCAGCTCCAATGTCAGCCCGCATCACTACCATCACTATATGTATATCATACTGCAAGTGACTAGTCAAGCTCTGCGGCTTGAGATATTTCCCGATATCCCACCACGACAGCAGGGGGAACTGTGGACTGTCTCTGGGATTCAACTAGTGCCCTGAC